ATGTAGTCGTGCGACTTCTGATACTTCCGATAGATGTCGGTGATCTCTAATTCCTTCATTTGATCTCCACCTGTCCTTTGCCTGTGCCGTCATAGGCATCGATGTTAGCCATCAAGGTCTGCAACCGCTCGTCCACCTCGGGTGATTCTTTCGGCAGAGAGATTCTGATGGGTTTCTCAGCGAGTTTCTCCGCTTTCAGGTTGTATCCCTTGACGAAACAAAAAACGCCCACGAGAGGGCATGCTACACAAAGTATGATATTTACGATGAGCAGGCTATATAACATAGATTTGGTCTCCTAATCCAGTTGCGCTATGCTTCTTGTTGCCTTTAAGGTTGAAGAACTTCTCGAGCGGATTCATCCTCACCTGTTCGGGGATGTTGGCTGAGAAGTATATGAACCGATTGAGTGCCTGTGAACAGTTATGCACTAAAAAACCACCTGCGTAATACAGGTGGTCTTCTTCGACCTCGAGGTTATAAACCTTTTCGATTCTTCCAGTTGAGTTTGCCTCTGCATTGTCTACTACAGGTCTGACTTCCAACGTGTCCTTTCCCAACCGATGTCTCAAACTCCTTTCCACAAATAACACATATTCGTTTTTCGGTTCGAGCCTCGTTGTAATATCGCCATTTGCGGTCACATAGATCGGAACAAAAGCGAGAGAACACTTTAGATTTGTAGGTCTTGCCGCAATATTCGCAGACATATTCTTTGGGTTCAACTTTGCCAAGGCTTTCTTCATAATGGTTCTTATGCCATTCTTTGCCTTCTTCAGTGCCGTGCCAAGCGGATGCGAGAGGACGGATTTGGTCGAGATGTTCTCGCTGTTCATCAGAACATTCGCCTTTTGGATGGTGCATCGCATGGTGTTCGCTACGTGGTATGCACTCAAGATTGCTGATGTCGTTATTAAAGCTGTCACCGTCTTTGTGGTGAATCTGATAGCCCTCAGGAACTTTTCTTTGATTGTAGTGTTCCCAAACAGCAACATGCAAACTCTTGGCGTGTCTCCGTCCTTCGTTTGAATTTGACTGAGATAAGTAATAACGTCCTCTGCTGATAAGTCGGTATTCGACACCGTTGAAAGTAACTGTCTTTGGATGTTCCATTTTATCACCTCACTGTAAGACAGTTTACTACACATTAGCGTCTGTGTCAACGAATCCATACGAACAAACTTTCCGTTTTCGTAAAACGGATGTTCAGGGGTTCCTGTGATGCCGAACTTTGTTATCACTTCTCGCTCACCAGTACAACCTGCATTGACGACACGCCTCGCTCCAAGCGGAGTCAGAACCAAATCGCCAACCTTTATATCTTCTATATTTCTGTCCCCAAAAGGCGTTGCGATCTTCGTGCCTGCTACGAAACAGCAGTCCACTTGGTCGTCGTGCTTGCCGTTCGGGAAGGCGGAAAACTCATCCACGAAGTCGGGCGTGAACCGTTTATTCTTTGGAAGCCACACATTGCCCGACTCGATAGCACCTGAAATCGCATTGACACGGGCGACCTTACCACCGTCAGGATTGACTGCGATTATCCCACCAAGCTGAGTACGAAGTATCTTGATGATGGCAGAGCCGTTCGCCTTGTCCTCTATCAGGGTTATCAGGCACTTCTTGTACATGCCCCGTAACCTGATGATCTCCCTCATGGTCGAGGGCATGTCGAGATGCTTCTTGACTGCGTCTATCAGGTACATGTTGGCTTCGGTCTTGCCCCATACCTGAATCGCTACAAAGTCGTTATTGTCACCGTCTTTGAACGTAGCGTCCACCGACATGAGCCATTCCTGTATCTCAGGTAACTCGTCATAGTACTGCCACCAGTTTCTACGTACGAGGTTACCTTCCATCGCTACAGGATGACCCTGATACAGAGCGTTCCATGTCCTAGAGCCTTCCATACCGACCATGTTCTCCTTGAAGTCGGCAAGCCAATCGGCATCTTTGCCTATCTCAGGGCAAAGAGGGTCTCCGATTTTGCGCCCGAGAAGGTCATTTGCTTCAGCTTCTAACGGTAGATTGATTACTTCGCAGTTCTTCGTGTTCGCTATCACCCTGCCTGCCAAGTCGTCTTCGTGCCACCTTGTCATGATGATGATGATCGCTCCGTTCGGACGCATACGGGACGTCCAACTGTTCAGCCATTCTTCCCACAGCTTATTCCGAGTGGTCTCTGAAGAGGCTTCCACCATCGTCTTTATCGGGTCGTCTATTATCATCAGGTTACACTTGTTACCTGTGACACCTGACAACGCACCATTCGACTGCATGCCGCCCTCGTTGTTGGACAACTCAAAATTCTTGGCGGTATTCGGAGATTCGGCAAGCGAAATGCCAAAAACTTTGCCACCGTATTCCTTGATCTTTTGTCGATTGCGCCTGCCGAACCTCTCCGCAAAATCATCTGAGTAACTTATCTCGATGACCTTGTCTTTCGGATGCCTTCCCAAATACCAACTGGGTAAGGTCTCCGTTATCGTCATGCTCTTCCCGTGCTGTGGCGGCGTCGAAATGACTAAAACCCGATAGGCAACTTGCTTCTCGGGTTTCGTCTCGATGAATGTCTGTACTTTGTCACATAAGAACTTGTGGAACTTCGAAGGTATCCAACCATCGTTCACATACTCGCAGTATGCACAGTAGTCAGTCTGAAGTAGCGAACGATAGGCATCTACGTACTTATCCATTCCTTGCCTCGACGATCTTCAGTATCTTCTCCTTGGCTTCCTCTGCCGTAGCCACCTTGTTGTCGTCCCCGATGCTAGAACTCTCGACCTTGTCTGCCCATCCGCACCTGTTCTTCAACGTAAAAATAGCAGGCGTAGTCTTATATGCGCCTTTCGTCGCTCCTACGACCAATACATCGGCATAAGGCTCACGAGTCATCTCCTTTACTTTGGGATGGTTCATGATATAGCCGTAAACAGTCCTTGATGTGCATCCGAGAAAGTCCGCAAACCCTTTGTAACTCACGACTTCCTTGAAGCCGCTCTCGAATATGTGGTCTACGTATTTAGAAAACTTGTCTGCAAAGTCCTCTTCACTCTTGAAAATCGGCGGTCGTCCCATAATTCCCTCCAAAATCAGCAGAAAAGGCGAAGACTTTGGGAAAATAAGGAGAAAAACAATGCTTCGCCAGTTCTGCTACTACCACCTTATCACGGTAATCGTCACCCAGCATCCACGGATTGTACAAAAATAAATACAATACCACCCTTATATAAGACCTAGTGGGTGACAATTGGGGCTTATTCTTTACCTCACTAAAGTATTGTCACCCTATTTCAATAAAATTAAGATGTTTCCTCGGGAAAATACGAGACTTTTCCTAAATATGGGTGACAATTAATATCCCAAGGTGACAATTCTAAGTAAAGAAAAAACCTAAATCCTTTCCTTAGGACAATTCTAAGTAAAACAAAAGCATGAATCCTTTACTTAGGATCGGCTTCAGGAAGTGTTTATTCGTCTTTAGAGAGGGGTTTAGATGACGATAGGAGAAATGCATGGATATAGACGTTACAACTGCCCTAGTGGGTATGAGATAGCGTGACCCTTTATATATATACTAATAATTCCCAGTGGGGGTGAATGGGGGTTTTGGGATTTTCGGAACGCTACCATTATATATTACGCATAGGCACATGGAAAAATAAAATGATTGGGTGGGGGTATAGGCATGTGGGTGGGGTGGGGATACCTGGCAATTACTACAGTTGATGTCGGTTAGGTTAACCGCTAGACAGGGATTGCTTGCCATGTTCCTACCATTCTATAATTTTGCCCTATGCGCTCTGACCGCGTGTCGGCGGGTGATTCGTGTTTCCATCGTCCCGCCCTCGGGTGCGGTGCTTGTTATTCACTTGAGCCGTCCCTTCATCGGGCTTTTTTGTAGTTGTGAAATAACTGATCGTCTGATCAACCACCGCCACGCCCTATTGGTGCGTCCCCCGCGGGCAGTGGGTGATCGTCACGCCATCCGAGGGGTGCGGGGGTGGTCCCCTCGGTATCATCATTATAAGCCCTTACACGTTAGCGTGTCAACCCCTTTTTCGCATTTTGCCCGAAAAAATTTTCCTACATTATATGATCTATATGCGCACAGTATTAAAGGATTCCTGGCAGCCAGTTAGATCCATTTTACTGAATGTGATGGTTATGTGAAGAAAATGTTCACACAATCTTCACTTTACAAGGCACGTTTACGTGTGTTACACTAACGGTGTCAGAAAGACACGGCAACGTGCACAACTGAATAAGATGTCAGTTCCCGCGAGGTGCGGCGCCGCCCGCCGTAATCACATTGGCATTAACGGAACTGATGAAAACTTTTAAGCCCTGATTTGAACCGCCACCGTTTGACGGTTGAAACCAGTGTTTGGAAATCTGAAAAAGAGGTGAACAAAATGACGATGAAAGACGCATTGAGAATGCTTATGAAAGAACTGGAAAAGTTCTTTTACATGGCGACGGAAAACCATAAGTTAGTACCAACAGCGAAAGTTAAGTTTCTGATATGGTCACTGCCTGCAATCCTGACCTGCCCGTATGCGACGGCGCACTGTATCGCGGAATGTTACGCAGTCAAGTCGGAACATCAGTATCCTGACTGCCTGCCGTCACGTATGCGCAACTGGGATTTTTCCAAAACGGATTTATTTGTCCCGCTTGTTTCGGCGTACATCAGGAAAAAGGCAACATATAGAACATGGAAAGACTGCAAAGTCATCGTCCGTATTCATGAGTCAGGTGACTTTTACAGTCAGGAATATTTTGACAAGTGGCTTGCCATTGCGGCAAACTGCTCAGACCTGATCAACGTCGTTTTTATGGCGTACACAAAAAGCCTGCCGTATGTTCACGACGTGCCGTCGAACATGGTCGTGAGATCGTCAATTTGGGATGACACGACAGCGGAAATGATTCAGTTAACGAAAGAACTGGGGTTGACGATTTACACCGCCTGCACCGCGGGACTTTGGAACGCCCTGCCGAAAAGAAACCAGTGTGACTGCAAGTCCTGCGCGACGTGCTGTAAATGTTGGAATGAGAAATTTGAAGAACTGTACTGTGAGATCCACTAGGATCTCACCTGATCAGGAAGGAAGGTGAATGAAATGATGACCAAGGCAACCGAAAAGCGATTCGACGCAATCAAGACAATGCACAACGTCATGTTGAGCATGAACAACGAAAACGCATATGGCGCATGGATCTACACCGTGCCCGATGAGCCAAGCGAATGGGATTTCGAGGACATCGCAAGCGACGAAGAATTCTTCGACGAGTGCGTGGAACTGTTCGACAGACTCTATAAGAGGTACGCCGACGACGGTCTGTTCAGACCTGGTCAGAGCGATCTCGAGTTCCTGACGGCGCACGGCTACAAGTACACAGTGGTCTAGGGTGGTGATAAGTCGAAACGGGCGCAAGCCCGTCTGTACAGGATGGCAACCTGTGCACTGATGATGGCAAGCCAAAGAGAAGGGAGAAGCACATGGATTACACAATCATAAACAAGATCTACAAAATCATTGTGAATGGCAAGGTTCACAGGTTCACGACATCACTTACAGAAAGAGAATTCTATGCAACACTTGACGCAGTCTACGGTGTAGACAACTACAAAACACTCGAGGTGGATTTCGAAATGGAAGGTGAAAAGAGATGAGAAGAATAGCATTGATATTGGTGGCACTGGTTTTATCGACCAGTCTGAGTTATGGAAGTACTGACAAGCAACTTGTCAGAAAGTATGTGAAGAAGCATTACAAGGGGTATCGGATCGAGTACACAACAAATCCGTGCCCGAACCACAAGAGTAAAGAGGTCGTGACGGTCAGCGTCGAGAAGTCGATATCTGACGGTGGCAAGCATGGCACGACTTTGGACGGTTACTACATCGCCTACAACAAGAAGGTGAAGAAGGGCAAGAAGGTAAAGAGCTACATGATATGGAATCCCGACAACAACGTCTGCGACGACGTGGTCGCAGTCGTGGACAATAAGAAAGTGAGGTATTGAAATGACGACAGAAGAGAAGCTGAAGTTGGAGAACTACATCAACAGGTTTTGGAGACTACACAAAACCTATGAGGGCGGTGACGGAGAAGAGGAGCTATTCTCAGAGCGATGCAAAGGTGAAGTGTATGGAGTGATGAGTGCCCTAAACGTGTTAGGTTATTTCTGCGAAAGAGATGGAGACGACAGCGATTGGAGAATCGTAGATTGGGAGGAGTAAGATGAAGAGCAACGTAGTATTTGGTGAGATTATGAGCGGACGCAACAAGGTAGGCGAGTATGCATGGAATATCAAGTGCGGATACATCGCCTATAGATTCGGTGATGGCAAAGCCGGACGCGCGGAGTGTTCTCTTGAACACTTCGCCAAGGTGATGTTGGCTAACTTTACCGTGACCAAAGCAAGGGCAATGGTCGAATATTGAGAGGAGATGAGGACATGACGAAGAAGAGATATCAGAAGCTGA